CATGGCATAATTCCTTTTTGGGGTCAATGCTAAAGGGTATCTCATGATGCACTTCAAGGTTGTTTCTGCTATTGCAGGCCGCGCAGGCCGGAAACCAGCCGAGGTGGTTAAGACGAACTTGATACCATTCGCCAGATCTTCCCTGAAATTTATATTTAAGGCGGTTAAGCATTCCCTCTCCTTGTCTCTTTAGGCATTGGCATGATATCGCCAAAACATTGCTTCGGTGTTCCTCCTTCAATTATAACCCTTCCCAAAGGCTGTGCAATTATTGTGAGTCCTCTCCTACATTCGTAGCATTGGTAGATACTGCTAACTTCTGGCTTATCTGTAAAAATTGAAAAGGCTTTATCGCAATATGGACAAAAGCCACTTATCCAAAATTCTCTTGTATCTTTCATAAGTATTCGCTTTCATTGACGGTGTGATATAATCAAGAAAGCATAAATCAGAGGGAATAACAACTTTGGATAAAATAGCATTGAAATCATGTAAGTCAGTGCGCCGAAAGACACGATGGGCTATGGATTTCGACTATCTAACAAAGTTGTCTGATGATGAGGTCAGATACCTTGCTGAGTTTTGCAACATTTACTATCACGGTTCTCCTCACAAGGCGGGGGAATTCATAAAAGCCACGGCTGTTATTAGAAAAGAGAGCTATAGTCGTAATAATAAAGCTCAAATTGATCTTTTTAATCAGGATATTAGAGTTGAGATAACTAATGTTGCAAATGAGATAGATTATAACATTGAGAATTACATTATTGATTTTATTGACAATAAGTATATATAGAAACTAATATGAAATTGTCTATACATAAATGTAATGAGGTATCTAATGTCAGAGCTAGAACAAGCACAAGTTGAAGAAGCACCAAAAAAGAAGTTAAGCGCAGTCCTACGCGGCATCTCACAATTGCTGCTTGCGGGACTGTTCCCTGGCTCTCACTCACAGCTTATTTTTGAATCAGTGGGGATCATTGAAATCCTAGCATCTGTGGAAGAAAAGAAAGAGCTAGAAGCAGAGGCAAAGGTTGAAGTGCCAGCCGAAGAGCCAAAACTTGAAGTTGTTCCTGACTTAGTAGAGGAGGAAAAAGTAGATGGCCAAGACTGAATTTACTCAGGGCGGGGGAGCAAAGGTAAAGCTCGATAGACCTAAGAAAATAACACCTACTTTTAGCGTAACTCGTGCTGAAGGTGGCTGGGTGTTTATAAAGATGACGGTTGATGAAAACTTTCATGTGCTCACCACAGAGGTTTCACAACCAGATGCTAAACCAATCATAATCGAGCGGTTTAAAATCGAAGTAGGAAAATATTGGGGCAAGCTTGATGAACAAACTATTTAGATGGCGGTTTCTTGATGATGCAGGCGTCATGAGTTTGACGAATGTATCGTTGATGGCTGCGATAGTTAAAGCTACGGTTGTACCACACACTACGTTTGTGGATTTTGCAATCGTAGCTGTTTGTCTCACCTCTTATCAGTTCAAACGTTGGCATTCTTCACGGCAAACAAATGAACAAAAGTTTGATGCAAGAATTACCATTTTAGAGAATTCACTTAACTCTCTAAAAACGGCTTTAACGCTTAAAAGATAGCAATTAAGTAGGGTAAAAATGTCTGTCAAAAAGAAAGATGGCGCGAGAGGAATGGGAAGGCCGAAAGGCTCAATCAATCGCGTTTCCCTCGCACTAAAAGATGAGTTAGACAATACTGGTTTTAACATTGTCGAAAAACTTGTTGAGTTGTATAGAACAGGAGATTTTGACGACAAAGATCGATTAAGAATACTCTTTAGGTTAATGGAATACACTCATCCAAAACTAAAAGAACGTGAAATAACACTCACTGGTGAAATAGCTGAGACTCCAACGCCAGTAAATATTTCGCTAACAGACCTCATCAAAGTAGCGAGAGGTAATGAAGACTAATGTCTCTAAGATCACAAAAAGGCAAGCAACCGACTTCCTGTGGAGTCAGGGCGATTTGCAGTATAAACTCTGGGAACACACCGAGATAATTTATAAGACAATTCGAAAGATGCCGCGCAATATCCAGATCGTGGTTGTGCTTTGTGCAAGGCAGTTTGGTAAAAGTGTGCTCGGAACGATACTAGCTACAGAGGACTGTCTTAGAAACCCAGACATCGTCGTCATGATCATCGGTCCTACTATCAAACAAACACGCGCTATCGTTCGCCCACGAATGAAGCTAATTATGAGGGATTGCCCGGATGGACTTATACGACCACTCAAGTCTGAAGATACTTGGTATTTCGCTAATGGTTCTGAGCTTAAACTTGGGGGTTTTGATACTAATAGCAGTGCTGAACGGGGGAAAACGCTGCATAAAGTGTACATCGAAGAAATCGTGGAAAGCGATCCAGATTCTTACATGGATTTCCTTCGTAGTGACCTTGGTCCTGCTCTTACACATAGCAAACATGCTCAAATTGTTTACTTAACAACACTCCCGAAGATTCCCGATCATCCTTTTTCACTGGATACCGTACCGGAAGCTGAAGCAGCGGGATCTTTCTTTAAATTCACAATTCACGACAATAAGAAGCTAAGTCAAGATCAGTATAATGCTTGCGTGAAACTGTGCGGTGGTGAACACACTGTGGACTTTCGCAGAGAATATCTGTGCGAGCAAGTTCGCGATTCAACGATTATCCTCGCTCCTGAGTTTGACGAGAAGATTCATGTCAAAGAATGCTTGCTGCCAGAATATTCTAACTTATGGATTGGGGGAGATGTTGGAGGAGTCAGAGACAAATCGGTATTCCTGCTCATGGCATACGACTTTGAACGCGCAAAGGTGTTGGTCCTTGATGAAAGGAGTTACAATCCCGATACCGGATCGGCAATTATGGTTGCGGGTGCAAAAACCATGGAAGAAGAGTTCATGGCTCCTCCTCGATACAAGTTTGTGGCTCGCTATGTGGATAGCGACGGACAACTTCGGGTGGACTTCATGCAACAGCACAATTACCCGGTGGCACTTCCACGCAAAGACGAACTTGAGACAACGGTCAATCAAGTACGGGTAGTACTCGCTAAAATGGATGTAGAAATTTCACCGAGGTGTAAACTACTAATCAGAACATTAAGATCAGGTACATTTAATAAACAAAGAACTGATCTAGATAGAAGTGAGGCGCTTGGACACATGGACGCTTTTATGGCGCTAGCCTACGGTTTAAGGCATGCAATAAAGAGCAATCCGTTTCCACTTTACAATGGTGCCAGTCCTCACACACACTATATTGACACAAGTAATCCCGAACGAACTAAAAGTGCAAAAGCACTACTTTCAATATTTCAGAGGTAATCAAAATGGTAGATTATTCTAACGATAGACAATATTTTGCGTCCGTTCCCATTGATGAAATTGGCGATAGGTTATCTGGCCGAGTCTCAGAATACTATGCTTACCTAACTTCAAGCGCCCTAGTCGATCTTTGGCGACGATCTTTTTACTCATACTATGGACTAGTGGAAGATACCGCGCTCTCTGGATTTGGTATCTTTGCAATTGGTAGAATTCGCGCATCAGGAGCAGAGGGAGAAGTCGCAAGTATCAAGGTCAATCACTTCAGAAACCTTATGACTCATTTGCTCGTGCTCACTACTCAGCAAAGACCAGCTCTTAAGTGCCGAGCCATGAATTCAGATAGTGAGTCACTCTCACAGGCGTATCTTGGTGATGGAATCATCGACTACTACATGAAAGAGCGGCATCTTGAGAAATATATCAGGGATGCGGTTGAAACATGTCTCATCTTTGGGGAGGCATATGTTAGAATTGACTGGGATGCAAAGGCAGGCAACGAGTACTCGACAGATGAGAGCGGCAATACTGTCAATGATGGCGATGTTACCTTTAAAACTTACACACCGTTTGATGTAATTAGGGACACTACCGAAAACTCTTCAGATGGCTCTTATTATATCTGCCATGACATTCAAAATAGATACGATCTTGCGATCAAATATCCTCAAGTTTCTGAAGAAATCCTCAACATCTCGACAGACATCACAAGCGGCAAGAGATACGTCGATCCAACAAAGATCATTCCAGCAGCAGGGGTGGGAACTAAGCACACTGAGCTGATAGATGTCTATGAATTTATCCACAAGAGGACACCTTCAGTTCCTAACGGTAGGTACACCGTATTTTTGCAAGATGGAACAGTGCTTTTCGATGGTCCTCTGCAGTTTAAAACCATGCCAATCTATAGGATTTGCGCTGCCAATCTTCTAGGCTCACCATTTGGCTATACTGTAGCATTCGATCTTCTAGGCATCCAGCAAATGATCGATAAACTCTACTCTGTCATTTGTTCCAATCAACTGGCAGCAGGAATGCAGAACTTTTGGTCTCCTCCCGGCAATCAGGTTGAAAAATATCAGATGGCAGGCGGTTTAAACCTGATCGAGTCAGTCGTTAAACCAGAAGTGTTGGAGCTTTTATCTACTCCTCAAGAAGTTTTTGCTTTTATCCAGAGACTTGAGACCATAATGGAAACTCTCTCTGGTGTTAGTGCGGTAAATCGCGGTGAAACTCCACAAAACCTTAAGTCTGGTACTGCTCTAGCATTCGTAGCTTCGCAGGCTATAACTTTCATGTCTGGTATGCAAAATAGTTACAAACAGCTGCAAGAAGGACTTGGAACGGGACTAATTCATACGCTTCGTGACTTTGTTACCACGGAAAAGCAGGCAGTTATTGCCGGTAAATTCAACCGTCCTATTCAAAAGACTTACATTGGCGCAGAGCTATCGAATATTGATAGAGTCATCGTAGAGCAAACAAGTGCTCTTTCTAAAACTCATGCTGGAAAGATGGAAATAGCGAACAATCTACTAAACTCTGGTCTTATTCGTAATGCTAGGGAATATATCGCGGTTGTTGCTACGGGAAACATCGATAGCCTCTATGAGTCCGAGATGAGTGAGATTCTGCTAGTAAAGGCAGAGAACGAAGATCTTAGGGATCACAAGAAACCTGTAGTTCTAATCATTGATGATCACAAACTTCATTTCCTAGAGCATAGATCTATTTTAGCAAACCCAGACGCAAGAAAAGATGCACAGTTAATCACAATGACTCTGGAGCATATTCGTGAGCATATCGATCTTGCTCTTCAGGTTCAGCAGACTAACCCAGCTCTGCTTGCAATGATGGGGGAACAACCGCTTCCAACGCCAATGCAGCCAGTGCAACAAGGTCCACAGCAGATTCAAGCGCCACAGGGAGCTTCACAGATGGCAAATCCTCAGTCTCCTATGGTGCAAAAAACCAATGAAATTAAACCACCAAATATGCCAAATCTACCACCAAACTCTGACCAAAATACAAGGGCAGCTTATGAAAAAATGCAAGGAGCGCAATGATGGATAGTATCGATACAGGTTCTAGTGAAACAATTTCAACCGTGCCTGCTGGAATGAACCCAGCTTTTGCAGAAAAGTCGGCTCCTGCTGCTGAAGTAAAAGCAGAAGCAGAGGCTACTCCTGCAGAGAAGAAAGAAGCAGCGGCAATACTCAAAAAGCTTAAGATTCGCGGTAAAGAGATGGAAGTTGATGATTCCAAGTACCACGAATATGCGCAAAAAGGAGCAGCTGCGACAGAAACCTGGCAGGAAGCTGCTAAAATGAAAAAGGAAGCTGATGCCTTCATGGCTCGGCTTAAATCTGATCCAAGGTCAGTGCTCACAGATCCAAATCTTGGCATAGATTTTAGAAAAGTAGCTGAGGACTTTTTATATGACAAAATCACTGAGGAATCGCTATCTCCTGAGCAAAAAGCACAGAGAGATAAGGAGAGGCGTCTTGAGATACTGGAAGCGCAGGCTAAAGAGCGAGCAGAAAGTGAATCTGAAAGAGAGCGCCAAGCCGAGCACAATCATTATCGAAACGAGTACGATCAGAAGATCACAAAGGCTCTTACTGCTTCCGGCCTTCCAAAGACAACGGGTACTGTCAGGAGGGTAGCCGAGTACTTGCGTCAAGACATTCAGGATGGGATTGATCGAGATCCAGCTGAGTATATCGAAACAGTACGTCAAGATTACATAGAGGATATTAAAGAACTGATCAGCAAGCTAGACGGCAAAACTCTCATCAAGATGTTTGGTGAAGAGACTGCTAAAAAGATGCGCATATCAGACCTTGAAAGGCTCAAGAGCACTACTCCCACAGAGGGTCAGCGGTTTGTACCCGGCAAGGGATCACCAGCTGCAGATAAGCCAAAAAAGCTATCTGGTAAGGACTGGGAACGAGATGTGATGAAAAGTATGATGGGACGCTAATCAAAATTAACCATTGTTAGTAGGCAAGCACTTTCAATAGCCTCGCAATGGCTACCTCCACGGTACAACCACGCGACAAGCCAGAATGAGCAAAACCAAAATTTAGTTTTGTAATCTTAAAATATTATCTAAAAAAATTGGAAGGTAAATATATCATGGCTGGTGAGAATACACTTACATCGTTAAATACTCAGTTCAAATACATTCAGGATAAAGCACAAACTCTGATGCCAGAGAACGCAGTGCTTATGAAACTCGTTCCTGAAATTACAGAAGCAACAAAAGAAGGTAGAAAATACCTTGTGGCTGTTCAGTTAAGCCACGAAAACGGCGTTACCTATGGTGACGGATCTGTATTTGCACTTAATAGCGCTTCTGCAGCAGCATATGACGAGATAGAAGTCGATGCAGCTCCAATAATTTTGCTGACTCAGATTTCTGAATCTGTTGCAAACAGAATGGCCAATTCGAAGCAAACTTTTCTGACGGAAGCAACGCTTCGCGCCAGAGTGATGTATGACTCTTTGGCTCGGTACTTGGAAATTTCCATGCTTTACGGAAAATCCACAACTGGTTGGGGTACTGCTTTCAGCACAGCTCAAACAGGTTCTACAGTAGTTAACACTGTAGTAATTGACCAAGCACAATGGTCAGCTGGTATCTGGGGCGGCGCGGTTGGTGCAGTTCTTGAAGCATACAAAAATGTTGCTGGAACTATTACTAAAATCACTGACACCACAAACACAACTTGCACAGTTACTAAAGTAGTTGCGGCTACTCGTACCATCACTTTCAACTGTGCTTCTGCAACACTTTCAGCTGCAATCGATACTGCTAAAGCTTCTTATGTCGTTAGCTTTTATCCTAAGGGATCTTATGAGAATGACATGATTGGACTAGATTCGCAGATTACTGGTGGTGTAGCTTATTTTGGTGTTGATCCTACTATCTATCCTCTCTGGCAAGGCCAAACTTATGCTTGCGGTAGCGCATCGCTGACCATGGCTAAAGTTCTTTCTGGAGATGCGCTTTGCGTTTCTATGGGTGGTCTGAATAGCGAAGCGGTACTTATGACTTCTGCTGTTACCTATCAAAACCTGAACAGTGATCAAGCTGCTCTTAGAATGTATGATCAGTCATACAAAGCAGGCGAGGCCGACACTGGAACAGAAGGAATTACTTATCATGGCGCTGGTGGAAAGATTACAGTAATGGTGAACAATATTGTAAAAGAAGGCGAAGCCTTCTTGGTTCCTCCAAAGTATCTTTCTCGCGTTGGTGCTAAAGAACTTAGCTTCCAAAGACCAGGCAAGACAGACGAATTTTTCCAAGAAATTCCAGGATATGCAGGGTATAGCCTTCGTGCCGGAGCGGAATTTGCGATCTTGTTGAGCAGACCAGCAATGGCTTGCAAGTACACAGCAATCGTTAACTCTTAATCGTTACAATTTTAGGCAGGGGTTTATGCTCCTGCCTTTTTTATAGCAAAGGAAAAAACATGACTGCTTCATTGAATTTAACAGTCAATGCTTCCCGTGCTGAGTTGAATGATTTTGTCAAATCTTCAACAGATCCACGTGGTGAGTCTTTGGCTCTATCTAATTTGTTTAAAAAACTAGCTTCTGGAGCTATCAGCGGTTCTATCATTGCTCAAAAAGCAGCGGTAGCAGCTGTTAGAGCATCAGGAACGATAACTACTATCTATGCTGATCTTGCAGCAAACGATACGGTTACCATTGCCGGAATCACAATTACTTGTGTCACTGGTACTCCTTCTGGATTTACTCAGTGGAAAAAAGTAACTGATTTAGCAACGACATCAGCAAACTTAGCAGCTGCTATCAACGGGCTTACTACACTCAACATTTATGTTAGTGCAACAAGTGCTGCTGGTGTGGTGACCATAACTGCAAATCAGGCTGGTGTTGTTGGCAATCTCATTACACTTGCTAAGAATGCTGCTACTCCAACTGGTCTTGCTGTAAGTGCGGCGGCTCTTGCAAGCGGTGCTGGTGGCGCGAGTTCTGCTCCTGTAACCTATTCACGGGGTCTTTAAGGAGGTTCTATGTTAGTTACAAGGAACGATAAGGTTATTGACGCAGTTACGTATACATCAGCGGCAACGGTGAATTTTAGCATGGATCTAATCGATCAAGGCTCAGTTCAAATCGTGGCTACAGATGTAACTCCAGGCGTTAAAACTTTTACCGACACTGATGTTGTGGTTTTAGCGGACACTGTTACGATAGCGGATCATGGTTATCTAACAGGTCTTAAAGTAGTGACAACAACTTCAGGTGCTGCACCTGCTGGATTGGCTGCTGGAACTTGGTATATTGTCAAGATCGATAAAGACACAATCAAATTTGCAGACAGCTTGGTAAAAGCACTTGCTGGAAATACCGCTGATATCACTACTGCTGGTGGTGTTGGCGACACTCAAACCATTACTCCAGCTGTGCTTGGCACTTGCGCAGTGGACTTATACGCGTCAAATGACGGGACAAACTTCGTGACTCTAAGTGTGGGATCAGGAAACTTTACAGCTAATAAAGTAGCTCTGCTTCCGATCTTAGACAAGTTTTACAAATACCTTCAGCTCGTGATGACTGTTCCAGCTGGAGCGGTAAAAATTACAGCAACAGTTTACGGAAAACAGTACAAATACTAACCCAAAGCGGGGATTTTATATGTCAACAAACATTGTATACAACGGCGTTACTTATACGATCCCCGCTACGGATGACGTAGCTTGGGGTGATGCGGTATCTGCCTTTTTAATTGCGATTCCAAGCGGAATGCTGACAAAGGTTGGAGGTCCATGGGCTTTAACAGGGTCAGACCTTGACTTAGGCGCTGCCTACGGTATTTCGTCTATATATTTGAAAACAAAAACAGCTACACCCGCTCTAGCGGGAGTACTGAGACTTGCTTTTGCTGATGCCATTGCTTGGCGAGCGAGTGCAAACAATAAAGATCTTGTTTTAAAGCCAAATGCTTCAAACTTACTGACTTGGGATGCTATTGCATTAGTCGATGTATCCACAGCTCAAACCATCTCAAATAAAACGATTAATGCTCCTGATAACACTATCACTAACATAAAAGATGTGAATGTCGCGCCTGATGCGGCAATTGCATATAGCAAGATACTGGTGACTGCAGCTGAAATTCCATGGACAACCATAGATTCTGTGGGGAAAATAAAGAATGCTGATATTGCTGCAGACGCTTCGATTGATGGCTCTAAAGTTAATGGAAACTTCGGTCCTACTGAAATCATCACAGCAGGAGGAGTTAGCCTTGGAACAACATTTCATGTGACTCTTATCGCTGATCCATCTGAAGATTATGATTTTCAGTTTCCTGATGCGGACGGAATCACAGGACAAGCTCTTGTGAAATCTGCTTTAGGCCAGCTTGAATGGGCAAGTATCCCTGGCCTTGCTCTTAGTGAATATAATGTGCTTGTAGGTGATTCCTCAAACTTACCAGCTCCCGTAAACACCAATACAACGGGTGATATCGCGGCAACAAGTGCTGCTGGCTTTACGATTAAAGCATTAGCTATTACGGATGCGATGATTAATGCTACAGCTGCAATTGCTTTTAGCAAAATGGCAGCTCTTACAGCAAGTAGAGCAGTCGTATCAGACGCTAGTGGATTTGTGGTATCAGCGACAACGACAGCTGCAGAAATTGGCTATGTAAACGGAGTTACAAGTGCAATTCAGACACAACTTGGAACTAAAGTGGTTGGTCCTGCTAGTGCTGTTGATAGTAATTTCGCATCATTTGATACAACTACTGGCAAACTGATCAAAGATAGTGGTGCTAAAGCAGCTGATTTTGCGACAGCTGGATCTATTACAAATAAGGTTGTTGGTCCAGCTAGTGCGGTAGATAGTAACTTTGCTTCTTTCGATACAACTACTGGCAAGTTAATCAAAGATAGCGGCGCTAAAATAGCGGATTTCGCGACAGCATCGAGTGTTTCTAGCCTTTTGGCGATTCCTACGGCAACACTAGAGCCAACTGGCTTTGAAGATAATGCAAATGTAGGAGTTGCTTACAGTTCTGCAGCTCAAACAATTACCCTTACTCACTCCAGCGGTACAATTTGGTACTGGGTAAATGGAGTGCGCTTATCTCTAGCTTCTCCCTGGACATCAACGGCTCATACTAACACGGTAGACCATAAATACTGGCTATCTATCTCAGGAGCAGGAGCTTCGGTTTGGACTACTGACGCTTCTCCTGGCTTTGATAAGTGTTTAGTAGCAAATTGCATTTACTATACAGCTTACAAGTTCGCGATTAGAGAAGTTCATGGTTTGATGCAACACCAAACACATAAAGAGCTGCATAATACTGTTGGAACATATTATGGTAGCGGTGGATCTGCTGTAGCGGCATCATATGCTGCTCTGACTAACACAATTGCGGCTGTAACTCCTGATGTTGATGCGGCTGTTATTAACGATGAAGATCTTCCTTCAAGTATAACTGCTTTTGCTGCTGCAGATGGCTACACACAGCTTTATTTTAATACTAATGCGGCTACTTTTGTCACGGGAGCGGCGCTTCCTTATATCGTTACAGGAACGGCATCAGCTGGAAACCCTAGATATAACGCAAACCCGGTAAGTGGTACGGCTTTGGCTGATATCACGACTAACAACCGTTGGTTTAATGTTTATACGATCTTTGTTCCCGTAACTTCTGATGCTGGATCGCAAGCATATAGAATGCTCTGGCTTACAGGACAGCAAGTTTATACGACTCTTACAGCTGCACAGTCAGAAGACTTTAGAACACTAGCTTTGGGGAATTTAATCACGATATTTGGTGAGGTTCTTCCTTATATTCGTTGGTCGTTTATAAAGACGAATAGTAACAATACATATAACACTCAAGTAGCAGCTATACCCACATACTTGTTGGGTACTGCGGCTAGTTTAATATCTGTTTCAGGCTTTAATCCTGCTGATCATAATGCTTTAACCGGTCGCTCAGATGCGGATTCGCATCCATCAACAGCGATCACCGGCACAGCGGTAACACTGGCAGGTGCAGAGGTTGTAACAAATAAAGATATTGACGGAGGAACAGCTAGTAACACTAATCGAATCACCGTCCCAGGCAACACTAAAGCCAACCTTGATGGTCTCACCCGCAAGGAAGGCACAGTCGTATATGCTACAGACCTAGATACTTTATTTGCTGACAACGGTTCAGCACTTGTCCCAGTAGGCTCTAGCACAGGTAATGGTGAGAAGAACTACATCACCAATCCGAGTATGTCTCTAGCAACTACTGGCTGGAACGTTGTTGGTTACCTTAATCTAACTCGCTCCGTCACTGCCGCAGAACTTCCTAGAGAGTTCACTACAGCGACAGGTATCAAAATCACCGCTACGGCAGGCACACAGTCCGTTGCCGACTACGTCTACTACGACTTTAGTCTCGATGACGTTGACCTAAGCAAGAAATTAAAGATTCAGTGGAGTCAGAAGCTTTTTGGAGCTTACACAGCAGGACTTTTCGCAGTAGTTATTACGTCTCAAGCAGATAGAACTACAGTACTCCACACCCCCGTTACAACCCTAATCCCTGGGGCTGACGGAGTATTTACAACAAGCTTTGACGCAAGCACTACGGCTGCGCTGTCACTTGTAATCAGACCAGTCGGGGATATGGGGACTGACATAGGACTAGTAATCTCGGACGTTGTCGTCGGACCGGGAAGCATTGTTACAGGCGCGGTTGTTGGTGAGTGGGTAAGTTATGTGCCAGTGTGGGCATCTACTATAACTAATCCGGCTATAGGTTCGGGAACTGTAACCGGTAAGTATCGACGTGTGGGAGATTCGGCAGAAATTATTATTGACATACTCACTGCTGCAAATACCACATATGGCAACTCCTCTCACTACATGTCAATGCCTAGTGGCCTTACTGTAGACACAACAAAGCTAACTAATGTGACAAGTGTATTAGGAACTGGTCGGTATGCCCTTTCTGCTACCAACAATCAGTATGATGGAATAGTAACAAACTCGACAAGTACACAGTTAGCAGTAGTTAAAACAGGAGGAGTGTCCGGAAGTTATGTAGGAGCTTCTGATTTTACTGCATCAACAGCGGGCCAAGGGATTTATATTCATGCAATGGTCCCCATCGCAGAATGGGCTGGCAGCGGCACGGTAAACTTGGCTCAAAATGATGTGGAATATGCTTTCAATACAAGTGGAAGAACAACGGCAGGCACTGATAATATAGCTTTTGGATATGGGCCTATTGGTGCAGCTATTGGTGATATTGATTCTGCAACTAATACTGGATTTTCTCTAACTAATATGTACGTCAAGTTTCAAAGCCCTATACAGGTTGGAGACAGTCTTGTACTTGAATTAGATGTAGGCACTTCGGGAGCTAGGTGGGTATCTGCAGCCCAGGCCGGTATGGTCCCTATCATTCAGAAGGCTGCCTGCTTTGGGGTTCAGTTAAGGACTATTGATTCAACAACAGTGAATGTGAGTTTTGGAAATGCAGGTTATGCGGCTTCTGGTACAAATTATGGTGATGCAGGGGGTGCTTGGACCGGGATAGGTACATGGCGCTGGCGCGTCTGCAAAACATCGGCAGGTCAAGCAAAGGGGTTTGGTATAGCCACAGCAGGACAGTCGGGACTAATTAATTACTATGAAGAAGGTACGTTTAGCGCAACATTTAATCAGGGAATGTATACAGGGTCTACTGGCAATACAGTAACAGTTAGTTTTGTGCGAGTCGGTAAAATGGTGTCTCTATATTTTCCTATTTTTAGAGTGACAGCGAATGTAACAGCTCTAAGCACTGGCTGCGCTGCTAGTACCTTACCTGCCAGACTGATTCCTTCAACATACATGTGGCTAGGATGTGGTGGAGTGTATGACACAAACCAGGAACAAGGTGGATATTTTTATATAGGGAGCGATGGTTCTATAGCTGCATACAAATATAACAAGGCAAACTTTACCAGCGGAACAACAAACTGTGGCTTTGGTGTCTCGGTAGTTTCGTACATGCTGCCGTAATTAATAAAAGGATTTAAAATATGACAACAGCAAATTCACAAAGAAACTTTTGTGCCTCTATAAGCACGGTAGTGGTATTGAATGCCTCCTCCACTATGTACGGAGCAATAGGTAAGCGGACACAAAGCGGCTCGGATGTAGCGGGGCAGTGGACAACAAATGCTTCTGGTGACGCTGGAATTGTGGCTGTGAGGTTAGCGTGAGAATGACAAATTCAGCAGCTTTAACCCTTACCGGCCTTTGCATACTAACTTACATGGCGGTCAAAGGCACGGACGTATCGGGTAGTGTTGTAGCTCTCTGCACATCATACACGGCATCGCTTGCCTAACTTTCTTAAGGGGTGATTTGAAGGAGTGAGTACGGATGAGTTATTAATCGAAACTTACATAACCAAATGGGGTCAATACGACTCCATTTCATAAGGAGAAAATATGTTTTTAAATGAAAAACAAAAAGGACTCAAAACAAAGGCTCTTGACGGACTTCTTTCAGAGCTAGATGTACTTGATAAAAACAAACTCGGTAAAAAGCCTGTAGTTGCTGAAATGTCAGTAACAAAAGTTGAGCCAGTCGATAAGCTTGGATCTGAGATGAAAGCTGCTGGTCACGACGGTGTTGAAGAAAAGGAAGAAGAGCTATTTCCAGCTGAAGAAGCGAAGGAAGAAGCTTTAATGGGAGGAGAAGAGCCAGGAGAAACCGAAGAAGCTCCTGAAGTTGCTGGTGGAATTTCCGAAGAAGAAAAACAGATGATAGAAGAGCTTTATAACCGTTTTGTACGATAAAAAGGGGCTTACATGTCCGCTTATACCACAACAGACTTAATTAAATCAGTCAGGGTTCGCGGCATGTTCCCTGACTCGTCGCAAGGGACGTTATCGCCGGATAACATCCTGCTTATTGCCAACGAAGAGCTGAGACTATCCATTGTTCCCATGATTCTTTCTGCTCGTGAGAAATATTACGAGACTTATATCGACTATAATTTGACAGCAAATCAGTCGATGTACGCTATTCCTGAGAGAGCAGTTGGTGGACTAGCATCAATGGTTCAGTTCATTATTAACCAAAACATTATTACACTAAATCCTTTTGATCCGAATGCTGCAGCTACTACAGTTCAGGGTATGTATCCAAAAGGGTTCTATTTCGAGAATGATCATATTGTAATCTATCCAACTCCTAGCTCTAGCAGCGGTGTTGTTAGAGTCAGATATTATCAGAGACCTTCTATTCTTGAGGAAACAATTAACTGTGCTCAGATTGTCTCACTTGATGAGCCAAATGGAACAGTAACAGTATCAACATATCCAAGTACATGGGCTTCGGGAATGAAAGTGGACTTTGTGAATAACAATAATCCTCATTCACCCTACGGCATTGATACTGAAATTGTGCAGATATCAGCTGGCAACGTGTTTAGCTTTGGGACGCTTCCATTAAACAGAGAAGGCGCTTTAGCAGTTAAAAAATATGACTGGCTTGCCCTAGCAAATTACACTCCCATGCCTGAAATCATGAGCGAGTTCTTTCCTCTTTTGGCACAAGCTACAGTCGTTAAACTTCTTGAAGCTCTTGGTGATCCAGGGCTTGATAAAGCGCGCAGCAAACTAGCAGAATATGGCAACAATGCCTTGAAACTAATTACTCCAAGGGATCAATGGGGGCTTAAAAAAGTTAAGTCAGATTGGAGAAACTGGTGACACAAGCTTTAACCACAAAAATCAGGGGACTTTATACGTTCCCAAACGACTTTTCATCTGTTCCAGAGGGTGCTTTATCTGTGGCTGATAATATTGTCGTAGATAGAGACAGCATTGCCGAGCCAAGAAGGGGTTTTACCTATCTTGCAAGTCTTGCTGGTAGGGCTGACTTTGTTGCAGCTGGAGATAGAGCGCAAAAAATCTTCTTTTATGACGATACAATCATTGCTCAGGTTTTGACGGGATCTACCTACTCGCTAGTCTATTTCAATCCGACAGACGGCTGGCATACGACAGAAGCGACGTTTAATCCTCCTCTTTCGACAGTAAAAGTTAGAGGAGCGCAGGCAAAACAGAACTTGTATCTAACGAGAGATGATGGGGTTAACCGCATTGACGACAGGGATAGTGTTCCTTTTCGTGTCGGGATTCCTCAAGCACTTGATATTGGCACTATCAGCGCAGCAAGTACCGTAGAATGGCTGCTTAATACCAATAGTGTGGCTTATCGTGCTGTTTGGGGGTTTAAAGATAAGAATGGAAACACATATTCTGGTGCTCCATCGGGAAGAATTGTTTTTACAGCGACATCAGATTGCAATCCTGTGCTTAAAGTGTGGATTCCAGTAGGGATAACAACAAGCCATTTTCTGCAGATCTATCGCAGTGAACAAGTAGTGGGTACACCCAGCGAAGAATATCGTCAAGTTCTTGAAATTTTCCCTAGTGCTGGGAATATAGCCGCTAAATATGTGTCTATTGCTGATTTGACTATAGAATCCTTAAGGCTTGGTACATCTCTTTATACAAATGAATCACAGCAGGGAAGCGGATCAGCAAACTATCCTCCTCCTAAAGCATACGATATTGCTACTTATCGTGATTTCATGTTTTACGCTAATATTTGGGAACAACAATCAATTACGATCACATGTCCTAGTATTGCTGCTTTATCAGAAAACGACAAAATCACGATAAACGGTGACATTTATAACTTAGATGGCGATAAAGATGATCCAAACTGGTACTTGGCTGTAGCTGCCAGTGATCCCGTGAACACAAGACTTTCAATTCAATCACTCGTGGAACTAATAAACTCTCTGCAGAAAAGTTATTACGCGACATATGTATCGGGAGCTAATGATTTGCCTGGAAAGTTTATGATCAGGTCATATGCTGTTGGTGGTGCTCCATTTTCTGTAACAAGCTCAAGAGAGAGTGCTTGGATACCACCACTTCCAGTCAGTGGAGCGGTTCAGTACTCATCGGCTGATATTTCGCCTAACGGGCTTGCTTGCTCCAAGTTTTTAGAGCCAGAAAGTGTTCCTTTGTCATACCGCTGGCCAGTGGGCAGCAAAGATGCGGCAATACTGCGCATCCTTCCTTTAAGAGATAGCCTTTTCATTCTTAAAGAAGACGGGGTTTACCGCTTTTGGGGAAATGATCCCACAAACTTTCAGGTAGCTCTTCTTGATTCAACTGCAAACTGCATAGCTCCTGACTCGGCGTGCGTGCTGAACAACATGATCTTTGCGCTTACGACTCAGGGCGTAGTGACTATCTCTGAAACTGGTGTCACGATCATGTCTCGATCCATAGAAGGTGATCTTCTTGGTCTGCTGCAAACTAATCCCAGTGTTTTAGCACTTCATGCGTTTGGATTTGGAGCAGAGAGCCAGAGAGCTTACTATTTGTATTTGCCCACGGCATCTACCGATGTAGCGCCTACTCAGTATTATCGTTACAACACGATCACTAACAACTGGACACGCGGACTGCTGGCAAAGTCATGCGGGGGTGTAAATCCTGTTGATGACCTTGTCTATTTAGGAGGAGCGGCTCATAAATACCTCGATGTTGAGCGCAAAACAAAGACTATTTATGATTATTCGGATTATGTTGATACTGAGACGATTTCAGTCGTGTCAAACAAAACAGTAACGATGACAAACGCATCAACCTACGCGGTTGGCCAAATAATTGCACAGTTTCCAGCTTTCGTTACTCGCGCCATTGCGACAGGAGCAGGCGGTGGATTTAACGAAACAACAAATGAAATTACATTTAATGCCAACGGATATTTGACAGGAACTAAAATAGTTTTATCGATCAGTGGTGGATCGCTCCCTGCAGGGCTGAGTGCAAGGACATACTGGGTAATTCGAATGACAGCCAATGTGTTCAAATTGGCAGATACCTACGATCTAGCGATTGCGGGTACTCCCATTGATTTCACAGATACGGGATCAAACGCGCAAACAGCAACATTCACTCCCTCAAATTCTATTATTTGGGGAACGATTGCAGCTGTTGGAACGACTACGCTAGATGTGGCTTATAAGTGCCAGTTCACGCTATCCACGGCTTTGGTACTAGCACCAATAGCAACATCCATGAAATGGGTACCAACAACATTCTCAAATCCTGGGATCAATAAGCAGGTCAGGGAAATCGCGATCATGTTTTTGGCAGACTTTTACGGATCGGCTGAGGTCAGCTTTGCGACAGATGCAAGTCCATCAGTTCTCTATGAAACCATTCTTGGCTCTTATCCTGCTCCTTGGGGGAACTTTCCGTGG